GCCCCCCAGTCTATCGGGCCGATGAGATGCGCGAACGGGTGGTTGCGGGTGATGCCGTCTTTTGTGTTTTTCATTTCAGCCAGGGCAAGGTCAAAAAGTTCCGGTCCTCGAAAGGACATTGGACACCCCTATAGGGTGGTGTCCCAATGTCCGTTCCTATCGAGTTGCGGACATTTCTGAATGTCCCTCCAATGTCCCAATGTCCGTTCGATTCAAATAATACTGTCCGCGCTTGGACTTAGACATAACGCCGATTTCGACCAAATGTCCGAAAGCCCTCTGAACGGTCTTTTCTGACAATTCTGTAACGGACATTGGCCCAATTTCCGAAGGGGTCACAATGACCGTTCGCAAGGTCGGTTTTGGGGCCAAATCGTCCAGTGTTTTTTGTATTTCTTGTATTTCCCGCAAAACGTATGCAGACGCCAATTGCCAGATTTCACGGTCGGCCGGGGTCATTTCCAGATCAAATTCCGTCTGCGCCCACACGTCCAGCACCACGGAAGTCTGCATGACGCCGTCCAGGTTCTCCCCGATATCGATCGGCTTATAGGAGAAGCGAAGTTCGGGCGCCCCCTCCATGTCGCGTTGTTTCCGAGACAAAATCGCGCCGGCTTCGATCTCGATTTCGGTGTCCACCGCCGCCCGCAACAGACTGTGGCCGCGAGCGCCCTTGGCCGTGTTCTTGCCGGCGTGATGGATGACATGCAAAGCCGCGCCGGTCGCCGCCCTGATCTCGTCGCAACGCTTCACGAAGGCGCCCATGTCGGCTGAGGAATTTTCATCGCCGCCAGCCAAGGCGCGAGACAACGTATCGATCACAACCATCACGCATTTCTGGCCGGTATCGGATTCCAGTTCCTTGACGCGCGCGATTAACTCTTTTGCATCGGCCGCGGCGTGCATCAGGTTGATGGGGTAGGGGATAAGCGCGAATGGCAGGTTTTTGTGCTCCGGCCGGAAGATGCGATGCGCCATAACGCGCCGCTGCAGGCCGTATCCGCCCTCCGCGGCGACGTATACCACCAGGCCAGCATGCGTGGGGCAGCCAGCCCACGGGCGCCCAGCGGCGATTGCCAGGGCTTGGTCCAGCACCACATGCGTTTTGCCACTATTGGATTCGCCGTAAGTGACGATCATGGTCGCCTGATCATACCAGCCCTGGATCAAGTGGCGGGATTCGGCCTTGAGGTCTTGGGTGATCGCGTCGAAAAGGACGGGGTTCATTTTGCGGGGTTTGGGGGCCGGTATCGTTTCTCCGATATCGACGGCGTCGAATTCCGTCTCGGCCAGGGCAGGCGCCAGTTTGCCCGCGGCGGCGGTGCCGTAGCGGTATGCATGCGCGATGAGCGTCTGCAGTTTGTGCGCCGGCCATGGCGGGGTGGATTTGGTATCGTTCCAGAAATCCAGCATCAGCGCCAAACACGCGGTCTGGGAAATCCCGAAATCCTTGAGCTTGGCGGCGACCTGATAGGTGACGCCATTGCTGCCGTTGCCAAGCTCGGCCTCAGGGGCGTCGTTCAGCAGCCATTTGATGGCTTTGGCGGTGTTGGCCGAGGTGTCAAGTTCCACGCCCAGATCAGCGCTGTTGGCGGTCTGCAGAGCCTTTTCCGGCGTCACAGCCAAAGGCGGGCACCAGCTCGCCACCTCCGCCGGCTCGTACGTCATGCCCGTCAGCGACAGGATCCGCGAAAATGTCTCGACGCGGCCTTTCTTGCGCTTTGCCTCGTTCGGGATGTTGAGCGTGCCGGGCAAGCGCGCGATGCGGTCGATGTTGTGCGCCTGGCCGTCGCCGTGGAACCTGGCCGTAAGCGCGCGGTTCTGGGCTTCTATTGCCGCGACGCTGTCGCTTTCGTCCAACGCATACGGCGCCGCCAGCTTCCAGAAGCCCCAGCGCCCGCCGCCGCTGTCGATGACCGCTGACGGAAGGCAATCCATGTCCCAATCCGGCTCACCTTCCAGATTGTCGATATCGACATGGAAAGCCCGGATGTGGGATATTTCATCCCGACGCAGTTTGGTGTCCTCGCGCGCCTCGGCGCTGGGCTCGTTGATCGAGAAATAAAGGTTCATGCGCCCGTTGCGCGAATCGACCCACTCGATCACGGAGTCGGTTATCGGCATTTTGAACGAGAGCGCCTGCACCGCCTTCGTCACCGGATCGATCGCCACCAGATTGTGCAGCCCAACCGGATCCAGCCATTCGAGGAATTTCACCGCTTCGGAAGCGGACAAAACGGACGTATTAGTCATGCGAAAGGGCCCCCGAACCGTTCAATTTCAACAGCAAATCCACCGGCAGGCGCTGCCCGTCGTGCCGATTTGGGCCACAAGTTTGGACGGTCAAGTCCCCGAAGGCCGTCCCGCCGGCCGTCTTGAACCGGTTTAGCCAGCTGGCGGAAGACGGGCCCATACATCGCTTGGCGTGCCGCTCGCAGTAGGGCGGATGCGCCGCGTCCCCCATCCTGGCGCCCTCCGCGAGCTCCCGCTGGCAGTACCGCCACTCCCCATCGCCGGGGTGACCGTGTATAAAGCGGCAGCCACGGGGGTCTTGGTTACCGAGATGTTCGGAATCGTCGCACATGGATTGAGCGCCCTTAATCGCTGGGAAAAGCCGCGCGGCTCTCGATCTCGAAACTTATTTTCTCTGTGCGCGTATATTTTGATGGCCCCCACCTTGCGTGGTTTGTCCGTTTGTGTCAACTTGCCTTTCGTCAAAACCAGCGGATGTGGTTTGAACCGTGTCGAATACCGCTGGCATTGCAAAGAAGGGCAAAGGGACAAGCAATGAAAATCAGAATTGAGATCGCGAAAAACGGGCAACTGCCCTCTCAAGGCCGAAACGCGGGTTCGATTCCCGCTGGGAGCGCCAGCGTCGAACCGGCACTCGAAAACGCACAAGAGGTGCAGCCGGTTAACCCATTTTTGTTCGTGCCGGGGCGCTATTATCGCGCGTGGTTCGACATTACCATCGACCAATCCGAGTTTGTCTTCTTTGTCGGATGGTCGGCTTCGAACGAAGCGGTGATCCTGGAAGACGGCAGCACGGACTTCCACAAATTCAAATTCGACGAAATCGAGTTCGTGTGATGCGGGCTCGGGAGTGGATGCCGTTGCTGGCTTCGTCGACTTTGTTGTCGACCGCGCTCGTGATGGCGCTGGCGACAGAGCAAACAAAAAGCGAATAGGGAGCGGCAAATGCCTGAATGGAAACGCTACGACTACAAAGACAAAGCCACTCATCCGACCGAGCCCGGCACTTATCGGGTCATGGTCAGTGGTGATAGCGAAAGTTGTGACGGCCACACACTCTACGAATATCCAGACTACTCCACATGGGCAGAGGTCATCGAAGACGAGGACGATGAGGGCCAGCCGTGTCTCGCATTCGGTCAAGGCAACCATGACGAGGAACACGAGAGCTTCTTCGCGTATTGCGGCCCATTCGCCATTCCGCCATTGCCCAAAGACTTTTGAAGGAGCGCAAGATGGAAGACCTAAAGCCATGTCCATTCTGCGGCGGCAATGCGCAGCGGATCGACATTGAAGACGGCGACAACGCTGGCGGCTCCTGCGTCGTTTGCTCCCGATGCAATGCATCAGGAAACGTGGAGTTCGAGTTCAAAGAAAATTTTATCTCGAACTGGAATAGACGCGCTGAGCAACCCAAGTGGCAGCCGATTGATACGGCGCCTCATGACGAAGTCGTCCTCATCTACTGGGAGGACTGGTCTGGCGGGAAATACATGGAGGCAACGCGGGCGAGCCATGGGCAGACTTTCCCGAATGGATATTCAAATGTGTCCAGGCACGGTTCGGCAACACACTGGATGCCGCTTCCTGCGGCCCCGGAATAGGAGCCCATTGCCATGAGTGAGTGGAAGGATATCAAAACAGCGCCGAAGGATGGAACGGTTGTGCGCGTCAAGAATAGCGTCATGCAACATCCCGTATTGGCGAAGTGGGGAAAATATAAAAGCCGCTCGCCGCAACTTGCACACATTCCGGTCAAGGACCAATGGGTTCTGGTCAAGGATGAGTACGAAGAATTTATGCCGCTGCCTCCAGGAACATTGGTCATTCCTGACCAGTGGCAAGCAGTTTAACGGAGCCCACGATGCCGCCCGATCCTTGGGATGACGACATGCTGTACGATGATCGCAACGACCATCTGCACGAACAACCCGAAGACGAAGATGGGGCGTTCGGCCTCGACGATGGTTTCTACGATCCATACGAAACTGAATAAACAGGGAGCCTTGGTCGTGGTGATGTTTCGAGGCTTGGATATGTCAAAGGTCGCAGTGGAACGGTTCAAGCTTCATTGCGCCATGACGCCAGCACTCGAAGCTGAAGGATGGCGGGACATTGAGACCGCCCCGAGAGATGGCACCGAGGTCGAATTGCGGGTGGTGCACATCAACGCCGCTTATGAGCCGGACGCCGAAGCCAAGGGCTGGATAGCCGCCTGCCCTGGGAAGTGGATCGAACACAACGGCGGCGGTTGGACTTGGAAATATCTATGCGGGTCAATCTGTCAATGGCGTCCGGGCACTCCCGGCGCATTCGACGCGAAATAGGAGCCGAAATTGCAGCCGCAACTCGCCCTGGTCGTAACTGAAGAAGATGCACCGCTGCATCAGTCTCAGCGCGCGCCAGAGGAAAACAAATTCCACAAGGGCAACGGCGCGGACGGAAAGCATTACTGGCTGACCCCGTGGGAAGCACCGGAGTTCGTGGCCCTAGTGAAAGAGTTGGGGCCGTTCGATTTTGATCCCTGCCCATACCCACGCCCCACCGGCTTTGACGGGATCACCTGTGAATGGGGGCAGATCAATTATGTGAACCCGCCATTTGGCTCCTATCGCATCCCGAAGATCGACCCCAAAACCGGAAAGCAAAAGGTAAATAAATCTGGAAAGCGTAAGGGCCTTCTCGTCTGGGACAAGATTGGTCCGACTGCCTGGATGCGGAAGGCGATCAAGGAGTCCGAGAAGGGCAAGCGGGTCGTTCTGGTTTTCCCGGTCGATAAGTGGGTGCTGATGATGACCAAGGCTTGCGGTGCGGGCGACCGGATCCGCAACCTTGGCGACGTTCGATGGCTCGCGACTGAAGACGGATCAACCGGGGACGGGACTGGTCGGCATATCGCCGCCTTTATCCTTGGCCCCCTGCCTTAAAATGGAGCCCAATTCCGGGCCAACAAGGAGAATAAAAATGAACGCCTTGACGATTGAAAGCCTTGGTATTTCAAAAGACGATATTGCGGAGCGCGTCGTTGACCGCGTGGTGGATCAGCTCCTCCACAATCTCGATGATACGGACGAAGACGGAACCCCGACCGGTGCCCGCTCGCAATTCCAAGACCAAATGCGCGCAAGGATCAAGGAGAAGATCGACTCTGCCGTTGACGAAGTTGCGGCAAAACACATCCTGCCGAACATCACCGCCTATCTAGAATCCCTCGTCATGCAGGAGACAAATGCATGGGGAGAGAAGAAAGGCGCTCCGGTCACGTTTATTGAATACCTCACCCAACGGGCCGAAGTGTTCATGGTCGAGCCTGTGGATCACGAGGGCAAATCGAAGCGCGAAAACACTTGGGGCTCGTGGTCACAGAAGGGCACTCGCGTTGCATGGATGATGGACAAGCATCTCCAATACAGCATCGAACATGCCATGAAGGCCGCCCTGGCGAATGCAAATAGCCAGATCGCAGGCGGCATCGCGGAGACGGTGAAGCTCAAGCTCAACGAAGTCGTCGCTGGTCTGAAAGTCTCAGCGTCGGTCGGGAAATAGGAGCCTCAATGACAGAGCGCGGCATGATAGTCACTTTCGGAGGCCCGGCGTTCGGCGCGCTTCGTGAGGATCAGAAAGTGCGCGTGTCAGACATGATGCTGTCGTGGCGCGGGGTCGGCGGATTTTGGTTCGATCATGCCGCCTTGTGTCGGGCGATCAAAAAAGTTCTCAACAATTACCCGTGAAAATGGAGCGAAAAATGTTTGACCTAAGGCCTTTTCTTCGTAGAGCAATCGTGTGGCTGGACTTGCGCGAAGAAAAACGTCGCATCGCCGCGCTTCCGGTCTGTCAGCGATGCAACCGGCATGTTTCATCGCCCTGCCACAATGCCGAAGGGTTCCACATGGAAGGTCCGTGGGATTCCTGGTGCAGAGACTTTTTCTGAGGAGCCGATATGACGAAGAAACAAACCCACATCACGGTAAAGATCAGAGATTATGGCGATGATGAAGTGAACCGCCTCGCCCTGGTCGGAGTCACGCTAGAGCGGATGGAGAAGGAAGAGCGGGCGCGAGCCTTGCGTTTCTTCAAATCGAAATATTCGGCTGACTGGCCGACAGACTCTTACTAATTGGGGACGCCAACGATGACAACGCCGGCCATCAACAACGCACACGGGTCTTTGGTTCGCGCTGTCGAAGCCGCGACCAAACCAGGATATCAGCCCATACCAATCTCGCTGGTTTCCGTCACCGACACTCCAGGCGGCCAGATGATCGTGTTCGATGGCACGAAGTTCTCAAAGGAAGAGGTGACGAAGCGCCTACGCATCGCCGCCGATTTCCTCGACACACAAACTTAAAAACGGGACGCTTACTGTGACCAGAATCCTCGCCCTCGATCTCGGCACGGCCTGCGGCTGGGCGAAGCACGACCCTGACTGGCGCAGCATGCCGGTGCAGACCAGTCATTTTGACCCGACCATCTCGTTCGGCACATTCGACCTCCGCGCCGGCCAACACTCTGGTGGCGGCATGCGCTTTCTCAAATTCCGCCGTGAATTGAGCAACTTTGCCGATATCGACGAGGTGACCTACGAGATCGTGCGCCGGCACGCCGGGACAGCCGCGGCGCATGTGTATGGCGGCCTGCTGGCGATTCTCACGGCCTGGTGCGAGGAAAACAAAATTCCGTACGAAGGCCGCACCGTTCAAGCGATCAAGAAATTTTCTACAGGCCGTGGAAACGCGGACAAGGAATCCGTCATTAAGGCAGTCGAGGGGTGGGGTTTCCAGCCCAAGAACGACAACGAGGCGGACGCCATTGCGCTGCTTCGGCTGAGATTGAGCGAGAACGAGACCCTTGAGCCAGTTGTTCCCCTACCAAAAGGACGGCGTGAAGTGGTTAGCGGGGCGCGACTTCGCGCTGCTTGCCGATGAACCGGGCCTCGGCAAATCGGCGCAGGCGATTGCAGCGTGCGACGCTAACGGCCTGGATCGGATACTTGTTCTTTGCCCTGCTTCTTTGCGCGGCAATTGGGCTCGCGAATTCCAGAAATTCCAGCAACAGAGCCGCAGCATCGATCCCGTCTTCGGCACTCGGCCGGTCGGCGCAGACGTCACCATTGCCAGCTACGATTTCGCTGCGCGTCGTCCCGAAGCTCTTGCCGGGGCGTATGACGCCTTGATCTGCGACGAGAGTCATTACCTGAAAAATCCCAAATCCAAGCGCACGAAAGCCGTGTTCGGGCCGAAGTGCGATCGGATCGGCGGCATCGCCGAGAATGCGGACCGGGTCTACTGCCTTTCCGGCACACCGGCGCCGAACGATCCGAGCGAATTGTGGCCTGGCGTGCGCGCTTTGGCACCGGATTTGCTGGACAAGCGTCAACATAGCTATTGGGGTTTCGTGACCAAATACTGCCGCACCAAGGATACCGGCTTCGGCTTGCAGATCGTTGGCGGGCGGAACATGGGCGAACTGCGGACACGGCTGAATCCCTTCGTTCTGCGGCGGAAGAAAGAGGACGTTCTGCCCGATCTCCCCGCCTTGAGGTTGGAAACACTTTTCTTGGATTGCGTTTCGTCGCGTGAACTGTCCGTTTTGTCCGCCGAATATGGCGGACAGATCGAGGCGGCACTTGCCGAGAACGGGGTCGAGGGCCTCGCAAAACTCGCGCCGCACATCGCCAATCTGCGGCGCATCACGGGGATGCTCAAGGTCGCTGGTGTCGTCGAAACAGTCAGCAACGAGGTCGCCCATGACGGCAAGATTGTCCTGTTCGCCTACCATACGGGCGTTATCGAACAGCTTGAAACTGAATTGCTCGATGCTGGCTTTGGTGTCGTGGTCGTTGACGGGTCCGCACCCGCCGCCTTCCGAACCGAGCGCGTTCGACGCTTCCAGGAAGACCCAAGCATAAACGTCTTCATCGGCCAGCTGACGGCGGCGGGCACTGGGCTCACGCTGACTGCGGCGAGCGAAGCGATCATCGTGGAGTCGTCGTGGGTGCCTGCAGAGAACGAGCAGGCTGCCATGCGAATTCACCGCATCGGGCAACGCAATGCGTGCCGGGTCCGCTTCGCCACTCTGGCCGATTCCATCGACGAGAAAATCAACCGCGCTGTCCTGCGTAAGGCCGCAGACATCGCCCAACTTTTTGATTGAAGGAGCTCGCATGACTGTTTCCGTCACCATTCAAGGCACCGCCGCTGAAGTTCTGCACGAGATGCAGACTTTTCTCACGTTGAACGGCAAGGCTGCCAACGAGTCGAAGCCGGCACAGTTTGTTCCGCCTAGCGGAGAAGCGGCAACGCCCGCCACGCCGGCCCAGGTTGCCGAAGCGATTAAGCCCGCGCGTGGCAAGAAAGCGCCAGCCGCCGAAGTCGTGATCGAACAGCCGGCGCAAGCCGATCCGAAGCCCGAGCCCACCGACGGCCTGACGGTCGACGAAGCTCGCGAACACATGAAGAAGTTCGCCGCCGACGGCCACATGGACCAGGTCAGCGCCGCGCTTGAGAGCTTCGGCGTCAAGAAGGTCTCGGATGTGGATCCAGATGCCAAGGGGATGAAATCCACAAAGTTCAGCGAGTTCGTCGCGAAGATCGACGAGCTGGTGAAGGCGAAGGTGGCGGCATGATCCCGCTGGCTCTCGCAACAGGATGTGCTGCCGGTTTGACGCTCGGCTGCATCTTCTCCCGCATGTACGGCCCGGCGCCGCTCGACACCGTTTATCTTGGCCTGTTCGGCATGGGCCTCGGCGTCGTGATGCTGACGGCGCTCGTGATCCTGGGGCGCGCCTGATGCTGCGCGGTATAGCCGCCACATTCGCGGTGATCGGCCTGCTGCTGTTCCTGCAGTGGCTCGGCAAGCCGTCCGACATTCCGTCCGATTGGAGGATGTGATGGCCGCTCACGCCAAACTCGGCCCTTCGAGCGCGGAACGCTGGTTCAAATGTGCGGGCAGCATCCGTGCATCTGAAGGCATCAAGAACGAATCCGGCATCTTCGCTGCCGAAGGCACCGCCGCCCATTCCCTCGCGGCGCATTGCCTGGAGCACGGCTTTGACGCCGCGCGCTACATCGGCGCGGTGGCCGGCCCCGACGGCGTGAACGACGACGTTGCCGCCGAAGCCGACGAGAAAACGACCTTCGAGGTCGATGACGAAATGGCCGACGCGGTGCAGGAATATCTCGATCTCTGCCGCCGCTTCATGGCGCCGCCGTGGGAGTTCGATATTGAACAACGGCTCGACTTGACCGCCGTCCACAAGGACGTGTTCGGCACGGGCGACTTCATCAGTTACCACCCCGAAACCAAGGCCCTGATTGTCGTCGACTACAAGCACGGCAAGGGCCACGCGGTCGAGGTTGCCGAGAACAAGCAGTTGATGACCTACGCCGTGGGCGCCGCGCTGCGCTACCACAACCGGGGCCTGGGGGCGATTACGCTTTACGTCGTCCAGCCGCGCTGCCCGCACAAGGACGGCTCCGTGCGCGAGGCCAATTACGACAGCGTCGAGCTGCTGGAATTCAGGTCTGACCTGGCCGACGCCGCGACCGCCACGGAAGCTGCCGACGCGCCGAGGGTGGCGGGAGACTGGTGTGGCTTTTGTCCAGCAGCAGCGACCTGCACCGAGCGCCGCGACCTGGCGATGAAAGCCGCCGAGGGCGAGTTTGGGCCGGAAGCCGTGGTCGAGGGCATGTCGCCGGATCGCGTTGCGAACATTCTGCGTGAAGCGGACCAGATGAAAAACTGGATCAAGCGCGTCGAGGCATACGCACAGACGGAGGCCCAACATGGCCGGTTGCCGACAGGGTTCAAGCTGGTGGCGAAGCGGGCCACCAGGAAGTGGAAAAGTCAGGCGGACGCGCAAGCCTATCTTGAGACCATTTTGGAACTGGATCGTGACGACATTTTTGTTGATCCCAAAATGAAGTCGCCGGCCCAGATCGAGGCCGTGATTGGCAAGAAACGGAAATCGGAAATCGCTGGACTTTATGAGGCCGTTTCGTCTGGCGCCAATTTGGTGCCGGTCGAAGACCCCCGCGCCGAGTTGCGGCCGGATGCTGAGAAGGAATTCGCGGAATGACTTTCGACGAAATGGCGGGCGCCGTCTCGCAGGCCGAGATCACGCTTCGCATTGCCGACAATTTGTCGGGTCGCCTAGCGCGGCTCCTGGTCGGTCGCCTTCGCAAGGTCGGCAGCGGCTACGTCCTTAGCCAGCTCAAGGACGAACTTCGTAAATTCAACAACCACACGAAATCCTGGAACGATTAACCGGCACCTTGCCCCGGCAAAGCGCAAGAAACCACGGAGAACTGAGAGACATGAGCAACGCGGCAACCATCCATCCCAAGACCGGCAACTTGGTCACCCCGGCCGGCATCCTTCTGTGGAATTATTTGTTCAATCCGAACAAGAAGGGAAAATACGAATTCAACATTGGCATCCCCAAGGACGCCAATATCAAGGTTCTGCTGGACGCGGCCTGGGAAGAAGGCATGACGACGTCCAAGGGCAACGGCAAGATCGCCAAGGCTTTCAAGGCCGCTGAAAAGGGCAAATGGCCGTCTGGCGTGAAATCGCCATTCAAGAAGTCGGCGGAGTATGACCGGCTTGCCGAGATCGCGGCAGACTACCCCGTCTATCTCGCCGGGCGCTGCAAGGACCGCCCCGGCGTGGTCGGCCCGAACGGCAAATCAGATGGCGTCGAGCCGCAGCACGCCTTCCATGGCGCGAACTGCAAAGCTTCCCTGCAGGTGTTCGCCTACGACACGGACGGCAACCTCGGCGTGACCTTCGGTCTGGTGAACGTCCAGCTGCTCGGTGGCGGCGAAGAAATCGTGATCGGAGGCGGTCGTGTCGGCGCCGAGAGCGAGTTCGAGGGCGTCGGCGAAGAAGCGTCGGGCGAGAGCGCCGACAAGATGTTTTCGTGAGGTCGGCCATGCACGCTGAAATCAAGGAAAAGTGGTCGCGGGTCGTTTTGGTCGAAATGCCCCTGGCCGACGCCAAGATCCTGCACAACCTGGCTTACGAGGGCTTCACGT